ATGGACGCAGACCCTGCTTTTGATTGTTTGAAATATATTAAAAGATACACATTAGATGATGATTTTTTACAAGAGGAGTTTACTATTAATGATTTTGCTAATACTTTATGTGTCTTTGATGATTATGACACCATTTTAAATGAAGGTATTAAGAAAAAATTGAAAGGTGTTTTAGATATGATTTTACAAACTGGTCGTAAACCGCATGTATCTTGTCTTATCACATCTCATTTACCATGTGATGGTAAGAATACTAAATTAGTCTTGTATGAAAGTACAAGTATTACTTTTTTCTTGCGTGGTATGGGTGAGCAAACATTAACATATTTGTTAAAAGAATATCTCGGTTTATCCAAAGAACAAATTAAAAAAATAAAAAGTCTTAAATCTCGTGCTGTCACTATTCTTAAAATGTATCCACAAGTTGTATTAGCAGAAAAAGACCTATTTTTATTGTAATATATTTAATTAGTTTACCTAAATATATTATTTATTTCTTGGTTTTTTTACCTTTACCTGAACCAGTAAGTTTGGACTTTACCGCCTTAATTTTACTTTCGGCATTCTTAATAGCAGTCTTTGCTTGTTCTATGTGTGCTTTTGCTGTTTGGATTTTTTTTAGATGTTCCATGTTTATATATATTGAAAATATTTTATTTTTTCATTAAATCATTTCAACAAGTAAAATATCATAAGGTTTACCAGTATTTGATTTTAATTTTTTCCATATTTCTCTATATTGTTCAGGTTTATGGTTTAACAAAAACATTTGAACAAAGTTTAATACCCATCTACCACATGTGTTTACATCATCATGTAAAGATTGATACTTTTTTTTATTGTAGTCAATACTACCCCCTTGCTTTTTTGTTTCTTTTACTAGTCTTGATAAATCTCTATCATTTTCTCCTAATATTCGTCTCATCATCTCAGGAATATATTTTAATTCACCATCTATTTTTGTTCCATAACTATCAAACCAATAAAAATTATTACCATCTCTTGTTATACAACACCAGTGACCAGTATTCGGTTTAAACTCGGTTAGAATTATAGCATAATCTTTGTTTTGAGGTAATAGATCATATAAATCTCTATATTGTTTTAAATCTTTATATTCCATTATTTTTGGTTCTTTCAATAACCGTTTAAAATCATCATCGCTTAACATTTGTTTTAGTCTTGTTTCATAAAAGTTCATCATTTGTTGTTTTATGTAGTCTGTCATTTATATTATATTATTATATTTTTTTTGAATTAAAATAATCTAATTTTTTTATATTTAGTAATAATATAGAATGTACGACCGTGAAAAATATTTAAATCAATATCATAATGAAACTGAAAACCAGTATATAGTTTACATCATCAAAATACAAGACAAAAATATATGGAAGATTGGTAAGACAAATAAACTAAAATATAGATTGATAAACCTTAAACAATCTTTATATGAAGACTTTGATATTTACAAAACTATTCGTCGTGATAATAATGAAGATGCTTTGAAACTTGAAGGTGATCTTAAAAAGGAACTACAACATTTCAATATTCGTCGTGAATGGTTTAATGTAAATAAAGATGTTATAGATAAATTAATTGAAGAATATGATATTTAATTTTTTTATATTTATATAATATAAATGAGTTTTAAACAAAAAGAACTTACAAATGAAAATATTAGTAAAATAAAAAATAATTTGGTTAATAATGAATGGTTTTTACAAGAGCAATTTAGCAATTATCCTACAAAAATTAAAAATCTAAGTATAAAAGCACGAAATATGAACGCTAATATTATAAAAGCATTTGATAAATATGAACAATCAATACATAAATTAAAAAGTGAAATAACAAAAGAAATGTGGAAAGAACCAAAAACAAAAAAAGAACCAAAAGCAAAAAAAGAACCAAAATATATGACTATTGAAATGGAATTAAAACATGATCTAAATAAACCAAATAAATATTTAGTCCAAAAATATTTAGGTTTACCATCAACTATTATAACTAATGAAAATGAACTTGATATTTTAAAAAAAAACTTTCGTAAGTTTGCTATTCAAAATCATCCTGATAAAATTATACATTTACCAAAAGAAGAACAAACTTTAAGAGTTGAATTATTAAAAAAAGTTGGTGATATAAGAGATAAGATTATTGAAAGTACACCACATCATTTGTTTGGTGGTGTTATTCATAAACATCATTATTTTCATAATATTTAAATAATCTAATTTATTATATATTAAATATATATAATGAACTTGGAAGATTACGAACGCATGTATTACTGCCCTTATTGTTATAAACCAAAGGTAAATGAATGGGGTGTAAATATACCTTATTGTTGGACTGTTGAATGTCGCAAAAAATACGATGACGCAGTTAAGGAAAAACAAGAATATGAAAAAATTAAAAATATTGTAAAACAAGTGTTGAAAAACGAGCATTTTGTTAATATTATTCAACCATCACATTACAAAACTTTAAATGGTGTTTTTAATGTTTAATTACACACTTTCATCTCTATTATCTGTTGATACTGATAATGGTGTTGGTGGTTCTATCATAGTTAATGTTGTTCTATTTGGTATTTTTATAAGTTCATCATCTATCTTATTTTTCAATAAATTACTCTTTTGTATCAGGTTATGATAATCACTATAAGTATTATCTAAAAAACCATGTGCGTCTGTATTTCTATTCTCTCTATTCAGGTTCAATATTCTATAAATATTTATTGCTAATGCGTAAAAATCCTTTGATAATGACAATTCTAATTCCATCAAATTATTTAATTGTAAGTAAAGTTCAATTGAACCAATTATACCAACCAATAAAGATATTAAACATGTTGTCACACTTACCGTTTGTTGGTTTAAATATTGTGTCAATCCTACTGACAATACTGAATTACAAGCAGAAAATATGATTACTGGGATACGGTAATATTTCAATTGATGTTTCAAATCTATGTATTTCTTTCTATGAACCTTTTGTAATATGACGCTATTATGTCTTACTGCCTCTAATATGTCCTCAATATCATTTGTCCAGTTATTTTGTGGATTACTCATATACAATATACTAATATTTTTTATTTTTTTTTGACTACTTGTTTTCAAAACGGGTAGTCTATGAAACGGGTAGGCAAACGGGTAGGCAAACGGGTAGGGTGCGTAATGAGAGACCAATAGAGTATATCTTGTATATCCAGTATTCTCTCAGTATATACCCCAGTATTTTTTTAGACTACCCGTTTACCTACCCGTTTACCCGTTTTTGAAGTAGTTTTTTATCCAACTAAATCCTACCGAGTTTTTTTTTGTAAAAGTTATAGTAAAAATATCATTTCTAAACGGGTAAACGGGTAGTTCTAAAGATATACTGAGATATATACTGGGATACTACTGGGAAATAGTTGGTTCTCTCAGTTGGTCGCTCATTTCGCACCCTACCCGTTTTGCCTACCCGTTTGCCTACCCGTTTACAAAAGTTTTTAAAACGGGTAGGTAGAATAAATAAACATTTAGTAAAAATCCTAATAAAGAAATCTTTATATAATGTATAAACATGGAAATCCAAAAAGATCCAAAAGAACAAAAGAAGATATACAATAAGACTTGCTATGAAAAACACAAAGTTAAGTATTGTGAGAATGAAAAGAAAAAATATTACATAAAACATTTAGGAAAAGAGAAGTTTGAAGAAATCCTTGAAAATCATGGAAAAGATTTAAACCGAGCATTACCATATCTAAAATTGGAAAAACACATAATTACAACCAATAATTTACAAAATTGAACAACAATAAATATTTAGGAATATCTCAATAAATATTTATTAATATATATTTAAGTTAAACTACTTAAAAATATAATCTTGATATATAGTATAAAATGTCTACTACTACGATGACTACTTTGAACTTTGATGACTTGGTATATTATACCGTGAATAAAATTACTACATCACTCAATAAGAAAGGTATTGAAAAGAAAGATTTTATGCCTCCTCGTGGATGGGAAAAAATAACAAAAGAAACTATGAAGGAATATGTAAGTAAAAAACATAAAGTAAGATGTGTTCTTACAGGTAAAATTAATGGTATTACAGTATATGATTTTGACAATATGGAAACTTATGAAAAAGTAATATCATTACATCCTGAATTAGAAAAATGTTTTAAAGTGAAAACACGCAAAGGATTTCATTTATATTTTAATTATCATGAAAAAGTTCCAACATCTACTGATGTATTCGCAAATTATAAAGGTGTTGATACTCGTAATGATGGTGGTATGGTATTTGCTCCTCCAACAACATATAATTTACTGGATAAAACAGAATGTAAATATGAGTATATTGGTGGTGAAATCATGGATGTTCCAGCATATTTTATTGATTATTTGAAAATTAACCAAACTCCTCCACCTATGCCTTTAAAAAAAATTGAAACTAAAAAAGTAATTGAAACCAAAAATGAACCAAAAACAAATGAAGATTTACAAAAAGACTATGAAAAAGTAAAACTTGGTATTGAGAATGGTTTATTAGATGATAAAACAGAACCTTATGATGACTGGTTAAAAGTGTCATTTTGTATTTTCAATTCATTTGGTAAAGATGGTTATGAATTATTTGAACTATTCAGTAAAAGAGCATCAAATTATGATGAGAATGAGAACAAAGATTTTTGGAATAAGATGAAACCAACAACGAAACCTTTAACAATTGGAACTCTGTTTATGTATATGAAACAAAAGGACGAAAAACTGTATAATGAACTATTCTGTAAAAAACAATATAAAGATGAAAAAGAAAAGGAATATGATGAGTTATTTTATAAAATTATTAGTGATCCAACTGATACAGAAATAGCAAAGTTATTCAATATCAAATACGGTTCTAATTTCGTCTGTGAAGATATTGATAAAAAGGTAATATTTCAATTTACAGATAATAATATATGGGAAAGAGTGGAAACAAACACAATAAGATTGATATTGTCTAATGAAATGTGTGAAGATGTAAAACAAAGACAAGAAATAACAGCAGAAAACATAAAAGACAAAGAAAAGAAAGACCAAGATAGTATATTGGGTAAATATCATCAACTTCTTAAAAAATTACAATCAACAGCAAATAAGAACAATATTTGTCGTGAAGTATTGGATTTAATCAAAAAGAGTGATTTTTCAAAAGACATGAATAAACAGACATTCTTATTACCAATCAAAGATAAGAAAATATTGAACTTAAAAACTATGGAAATCATGGAAAGAACAATAGAACATAAGTTTAGTTATGAGTGTAATTTCAGTATGATTGATTTAAAAGATGATGATGTTGAATACGCAAAAACATATTTTACCGAATTATTCAATAATAATGAAATCACAACACAAGCATTTTTAGATTTAATCAAGACAAGTCTTACAGGTATTCCTATGAGAAATATTAACTTCTTTTTAGGTTCAGGTTCAAATGGTAAATCTTTGTTATTTAAGATGTTGAAAAAAGGTTTGACAAGTGGAAGTATGGATACTATTAGTAAAGATGTGATATTGAAAAAGAAGAGCAACTCACATCTAAATACAGAATTAGAAAAGACTGATAAATGCCGTATTGGTGTATTTTCCGAATTATCAGAAGAAGACCAACTCAACGAAAAGACAATTAAGGAAATCACAGGAGATGATGGTATTGATTTGAGAACTATTTGTAAGACAAATACAACAATAGAACCAACAGCAACATTAAATATCATTACAAATGAGATGCCTGATTTTAAAAGTGCGAAAGCAATTAACAAGCGTATTGTGATGTTTCCTATGAATAATGTATTTCCAACAAATAACACCAAAAAAGATGAGATATTGAGTAAATTAGATGTATTATTTACATATCTATTGAAAAATGGTAAAATCATGGATGAATTGGTTTTGAGTGATGAAATGAAATATTTGAAAGAAGATGTGATTGAAAATAATGATAAAAATTATTTAAAAGAGTTTATTGATGAGAAGATTGTTAGAGAAGAAGGTAAAAAGATAAAACGAGATGATTTTATATATATGTATAAGGAGTTTTGTAGTAGAAACAAGTATAGAATTAAAGAAATAACAAATACCAAGTTTAGTAAAGACTTAAAAAAAATATATGGTATTGAAATTAATGATAATAAGAAATATCTAAATATTAGATGGAGAATTGAAAGTGATGATGTAGAAGATGTAGAAGAAGAAGAAGAATATGATGAATAAATAATAAATTAAAACTACTTAAAGAACAATATTAATTCTAATGAAAATTAATATTATTTAAATTAGTCTTTTTTGATATAGTTATTTAGAGCAGTATTTGAACTTGTACCCATCATAGCAACATCATTTTCAAGTTCATTAATCTTATTAGAATATTTGGAAGAGAGGTATATGTTACGCAACATGGAAACCGATATTTTCTTACCGAAGATTTTATTTAATATTTTGGTAATCATATTTGGTTGTGTAAGGTTCTCTCCATAATAGTTGGATAATAAAAAAACTGGTTCTTTTCCTAAATCATTTTTATTTGGATAGAACTTTAAATAGGTAATAATAACATTCATTAAATTATCAGGA